AGTATTGGTGTCAACTTTAGGTAGACCGTTGTAATTTCGGGTGATTGTAGGGTTACTACCGTTTGTATCTTCGTCGTAAACATAGGCAGATTCAAGTGCAGGATTAGCCCTGCCATAGTTAATTCCAAATGTGCTTTCGCTCAGCGATACCGCTTCGCCGTTGAATACAGCAGTAGTGCCATTCTCGCTTACGGTTATACGGTCTTTTTTGGGATCAAGGACGTAAAGCACTGCACCCGCTCCATACCTGCTGTTTCTTATCTCAAAGCCGGAAAGCGGCTCAAACATGAACTCGCGCTGCTTTAGGTCGCTGAACTCCAGCCGGATGTAATTAAAGACGGCCTGTTGTGTCTCACTTCTTGCGCCGTAAGCATGGGTAAGGGTTGTCCAATTTGCACTATCGATTTCGCGATGCTTGATTTTGAAAAACGAATAACGCTGGACAGGTGAAGTTATAGTGCTGCTTTGGTAAAAGTTATTGATAATATCCTCCGGAGGGTTGTTTTCGTAGGTTTGGCACCACTGCGTGTCTGCATACTGATAAGTCTTTGTATCTCTAAAGTTGCATAAATTGCTGATGCGGATGCCTAACGTAGATCGCAGTCCAAACTCGACTGCCTGGCAGGCCCTTGATGTAGACACCGTGCCTCTGGCGTAGCGCAACAAATGCCCACCTGTGGTTGCTTTTTCACGTAACCCAAGATCGCCGCCGGTATCAGTTAAACGTGACGCAGCAAAACTTTTGACGCTTCCAGGTTCAACAACGCTAAAGGTAACCTCAATACTCTGGCCTGTCGCACCATCTAAATCCGCTTGAGAGACGAATTCACTGCTAGGACTGCGACTTGTACATACGCACACAGCAGTTCCAATCTTGTATAGCTCGCCAACAACCAAGCGGTCGTCCCAGCTTTTTTGTAATGCTGCGACGCTACTTGAGACATCTTTGGCTTCAGCGTCATCATCGGTTCCGCCATAAGTTGTAAACACAGTGGTCCAATCACTGGCTTCGTAAAGCTGATACCTGATTTGATCGCCCGTGGTTACGGCAACCTCGGTATTGGAGCCTGCCGTTGCGTTTATTTGATAGACACCACTGAAAGTCGAAAAGTGTGCCCTGTATTTATCCCGTGCATTCATCTGTGGTGCGTCCACAGGGCAATCAACGGTTATTTGCGTTCCACTGCCTGGGCCTGTTTGGCTGCGAACACCAGGCCGAATGACAGGATTGACTTTGTACATAAAGTCATTGCCTATCAATGAATAAACGCCAAATGTTGTCTGAGTGCTAGGGCGGTTTGATGCACAAAAATCAGTTCGCTGCTGACCGTTCCAGTACACCTGGAATACGTCGGAGCTTCCTGAGCTGCCTATATCGTTTGCTTCGGTGCGACCTGCAATGCGATCCGTTCCAGTGATGCGACCGCCGTCAGCACTGAAATACACGGTAACTCGTGCGCCTTGCTCTGTTGCTGAGCTGCTTTCAAAGAGATAACCCCTTAAGGTGCTGGAACCGATAGCAAAACCTGTTGCGTCTAAGCTACTAAAACTACCTTCTCCCAGAAGGAAAACACCTCGCAGCATTTGACCGCCGCCGAGACTAAGGATTTGATTCCAAAGCATCGGCATGTTGATGCGGATGCCACCGTAATAATCGCCGTCAATCAGTTCGCGGTTGCTATAGACAATTGGAATTACGCTTCCGAGCGTGGCAATTTCTTGCTGGCTGTCAAACCCATACCTTGGCGCAAACTGACTGTTGCGTATAACTGGATCGGGGCTTTCTTGCCGCTGCCGTGGCGAACCAGGTGCTTGGCCCGGTTTTGGTATAGCCGGTTTGAGTAATGCAGAGAGTGCAAGTGCGCCTACGCTGAGGACAATGTTGACAATCGCTAAGACCAGTGCTGTTTCCGCTACTGCCGCAGGTTGTGGGCCTTCGGCTGCGCGTTTTCGTACTTCAATTTGAAAGTGACGGTATTGCTCTTCCGTCAATCCAAGGATGTCGGCAAGGTAGCGATCGGAAGGCAGCATCATTTGAATTTCCTAAACTCCAGCGGTCTGCAACGATCCAGTGAAATCCATTGGACGCCACGGCGGTGATGGATATAAAGCAAGCCATTGTCAACGACAACGCCTACACCAATCATCCGCGCTCCAGCAAACAGAGTAATGGAGTATTCCTCTGGGGCGTCTAGAGGTATTGTACTTTGCTCGTAAAGTTGCGCTAAGTCTTGATGTGCCCCTGTTTCGGCTAAATCAAGCCAACTTGAGTTAAACGCGGGGTGTGGTACGCCTGCAGCATCAAGAACGTTCCAGGTCATGATTAGGCAGTCGGCGCCAATGCCGTCGCGTGGATCAGCGCGAAATATGTGTGGTAGCCCAATCCATTGCCTCCACATCAACTTAAGACCAGCGAGCCAGATGTCGGTAGCGCCCCAACTAATTCGGTGCTAAGGGTGCGGCGGGGCACTTGCGCCTTCACTGCATCCAAGGACGACGTGAGTCTCAAAACAACCTTAGTGGTGTCTAGTTCATACGATGCAACGCGCCAGGTTTCATAAGCGACTAGGGCTTCATCGGCAAAAGTGACAGGATCGAGGCTTACGGTTTTTATCTCAAGCGCATAGCGAAGACGTACTGCCTCGGCAAATAGGTTCACAGATAAAGCGTCCGCTCCAGCAACCAGATTTGCGCTGGAACGATCACCACCTCTTACGCCACCACCAGAAGTAACGCCAAAAGGAGCAAAGCTGTAGGTTATGCCGTCATAGGTTCGAGTTTCATTGATGCTGAAATTTTGATACGCCACTCCTGTGTATTGATCGTCTTGCGTTTTAAAGCGTGCGTAATTGACGAATGCGTATGCGCTCATAGTCCTACTCGTCCCCTAGTTTTGACACTATTCTGCAGTGCTTGGATAGTCAAGCTGCGACCTCGTTCAGCAGCTTGCGCCATACCCTTGCGGTGTTGCTCTGCTGTAACGTATTCCACACCGTTGATTACATTTGATTCGTAGCGCACTTCAATTGGTCCGGCTGCTCGCATTGCTTGTGCTGTTTCTTGAGCCTGGGTTACAGATTCGGCGTTACGAGTAAAAGGTACTTGGGTTGTTGCAGCTTGTTGCAAGGCTTCGTTTGATGTGATGCTGCCTTGCTGGAACGGTACAAATAACTCAGGGCCACGCTCACCCACGATGTATGGCTGATTTGCGTTGACTGGGCCGCCATTCGCTTTGCCTGAAAGCCCTGTATAGTCGCCAAATAGTGGCAGTCCCGTTCCAAGCCCTTCACTAAATGAAGGTGTTTGAGGGGAGGAGCCAAATGCAAAGGCTTTTGCAATGCCGAGGGCTATGTACTGGGCAATCATCGTTGCGGCGGTTTGAAGCAACTGGTCCGCAATTGTTTTGAGGAAATCTGCAAATGCCTCTTCAACAGATTTCGTTCCAGCAATAACTTCTTGGAAACCGCCGATAAGTGAAGAAACAGCAGGCCCCACAAAGCCATAAACATTTTCTACTGTCTGCGCCAATTTAAGTTGTGCTAGCTCTAATTCTTCAATCTGCGCTATTTCTTGTTCGCGTAGTGTAAGCCTGGATCGCAGGGCTTTAGCTTCCACATCTACCCTATCTGCTGTGTCTAAGTAGCCAAGTGCCCTTAGTTTATTGGCCGCCCTTTCTTTTGTATCTATGTCTGCCTGTAACTCACCTAATTCTTTAGTTCTTCTATTTAACTGTTCGATGCCGAGTAAATCTTGTTCGAATTTGTCGCCGCCAAACGGGCTTTTTATACGCGCCTCTAATGTAGATTTTTCCGTAGCGAAGGCGGCACGTCGTTGGGATTGCTCTAGCCGTTCTTGCGCAATTAGCTCTTCCTTTCTTATAGTTAAAATACTAGTCCTTGCTTTAGCCTCGAATTTTGCTACATTCTTAAGCGTATCAAAACGTTCATCTATCGCTCTTATTTCTTCCTCCGAACGCACTCCTGACTGGAGTTCCGCAAAACGTTGAACGTCTAACGACCCAAGGTTTGTTCCGTCGCCTATTTTTCTTTTTAGTGCATCTATAACTCCACTTTCTTGTGTGGTTATTTTGTCAATCTCAAGTCCGCCAACAAGACTGGTTTCTAGTATGGCCTCATCTAAAAGTTCTGCGGCGCTAATTTTAGATGTAAGCGCACTATTGAGGCGTGTTAATACGTTTGCGTAATCATTTAGTCTTTGCAGGTTAGCGTTTACAGCTTTTCCTTCAAGAGAAAATAACTGTTTCGTCAGTCTATAACGCTCATTTATACCCTTAATTTCAGCCGCAGTTTTGTTTTTAGCGATTACCGCAAGTTCAGACTCATACTTAATTTGACTCAATGCTAGATTGTTTTGTAGCTGCGCGGCTTTTAGTGGATCTTTTTTGGCTTCGCTTAAAAGCTGTTGATCTCGTATAAGTTTTTCCTGTAAAGCTACTTGTTCCTGTAATTCAAATTTTGCCTGACTAAACGGATTGTCACCGATAGCCTGCAAAGCTAAACGACCACGCTCAATTTGAACTGAACGAGCGGTCTCGTTAACTGCTTTTGTGCGAAGCTGTAATTCTAGTTGAAGCTCCTTCCCAAGTTCACGCTGGAGAGCTATTCTACGCCCTAAAAACACGAGTTCTTTTTCGCTAATTAACCCTTTGTTAAATTTTTCGACGGCTTTTATGAGTTCGGGATCATTTTGAAACGCTGTGTTTAACTCTACCCCTGTAAAAGTACCCCGAAATACCGCTTGGTCAAGCCTTGTATTTCGTGCTTGACTAGCTAAAAATTTGGTTACTTTGTTAAGTAAAGGAAGTAATGCTACCTGTAGTTGAGTCACAGATTTAGAAAATTCTTGCGTAAGTTTTGTTACATTTTCTCCATACCTACGTAAATCTGTAACACTTTTTTTGCCTATTGTAGCTGATAAAAGTTCAACTGCTCTATCTTGGTCTCCATAAGCTACCAGTAGTTTTCCTAAAACTGTATCGGTTTGTCCGGTAGCTTCAACAATAGCGTTAACATCCGCCGTTAATGGATTTAATGCTTTTCCGAGTCTTTTAGCGCCATCGACTAGCCCGTCAAAAACAGTGCCTAAAGCAGTACCAACCAAGGAAAGGCCGAAGCCGAATTGGCCGCCTGCTAAACCGCCAAGCGCGCCACCTGCGCCGCCGCCCACTGCAGCGCCTAAACCTTGGCCGAATAGAAGTGGAAACGCTCCACCGATAATCGCGTTGCTAAGGGCTTCTTTTCTGCGCTTTTTTATTTCGT